GCGCTTTAACCTATCAAAGGTAGAACCTCCGTCAAGGAACACTTGCCCAGTTTGGGCATCGCCTATTGTCACTGGTCTTGGAAAACGTTGCGCATTTGTTAGGTATACCTGGAGTCTTGTGTCGTCGCGAACTGTATCATAATAATAATTAACAGCACCGCGGCAACCTAAATAACAGCCTGCAAACCAATGATAAGGTGTATTATATACCCAATTGTATCTAACATTTGCATTGTTTGCTTGATTCCTAGCCAAATCAATCCCATTGGGATCGTAACCAGGAAAAGAAGGCAAACGATTTAAAGCACACTGGGAAACAATAAGATTCGCATCAGTATCACGTTCTATTGGCGTTGCACGCCAAAGATTGCGACGACGCAAAATAGTTCGAATATTCCGAACTACTTCCCCAAAATAAATTTCATAATTAGTGTCATTTTGTGGTACATCAACTCCCAGTTGAGTTGGTGCTTCGAGAGCATATTCATCATTCTGTAATGTGAAATATTTCACATTTTGTGGTACGCCTCTGGGATTGGCGAACTCCAAATTCTCGGCACCTCTAACAGACACTAAACATATGACAGGTGCTGAACTTACTTGTGAAGTTTGCACTGTAAAAACTTTCACATTAATATTACCGTTATCAAAACCAATACTTCTATTAAATGCACTGGTTGAAAATGGCACAGTAGTTTGATTTTCAGTGACCCGGCAGTATCTAAACGGTTGCATATAAGGAATCCTCATTTCAACATCCGTAGTTTCTGCTATGTCAAAAATATTAGTTATGGAAGTAGGTGTAGAGTCACTATTTGCAACAACATTACCAGTAGGATCCCAAGTTATTCGAACCCTACCACGATGATATTGAGAACAAATGAAACGAAATCGAACAATGATATCACCTCTCCAATATTCAAAAATGGATGCTACATGTGCCATAGGTGTATTTGATAAACGGATACCACCATCAACAGCCCTCATCCAGGGCACCACTTGGCTTGTGAATAAGTTTGTATTTACTGGGTCAGCTTGATTCCAAGTGAATTGTGTAAGATACGATTCACGCTGAACAATATTAGATATATCCATTTCATCCATCCCATTTAAACCTACACCTCGAGGGTCTATAGTTAATTCTTGTTTGGGATCATATGTTAATTTATGTTCAGGATATGATATTTCAGATGAAGCCAAAGTAGGCATCGTCTGAATATACATTGGTTGAGTCGGATCTATGACTGGAGGATTAGTAAAACCAAGAATACTCGCAGCTTTTCCTAATCCTTCAGAAAAAACACTCGTTGCTTTAAAATATTTTCCAATCATTGGTAATTTACCCAATCTGCTAGTTGCTGCAGCAACAGCACTTGCTGTCATAGAAACAGGGCCATTCATACTGTACTCATCATTTTGCAATGCGAGCGCATATGTTGGACCTGCTAATCTTACATTCTCAGCCCAAGCATAAACTTGTATAGTGGCTGTTTGAGA